GGCTTTCCGTCTCCTCCGGGGAAGGAAGTTGAAAAAGCATTATTTAACACGTTAGCAGCTTTGATTTGTTTTGTCTGAGACATTGATCGAGCTAATGCTCTAGTATATCTTGAAGACAAAGTATCATAAAGGTTATCCTCTATAGCTTCTTCAGTAAGTGAGAAAGCTAAAGCTACGGTTTCGTGTGAATACCTAGCAGTGAAAGTTTCTTGTGCGTAGTCATAACTGACTGAGGCACCTTCACCTTTCACCGGTGCTTCACCAAATCCTGATAACATTACTTCTTCTTCAAAAGCCCTTTCAGAAGTTTCAGTATCAAAGATTTCTTCGTGCTCGTTTTCATAACGATTATACTCTAAACCAAAAAGTGCATTCAATCCCGGCTCGAGTTCTTTTACTAATTGTGCTCTGTTAATTGCCATAATTAATCACCTTTTAGTCGTTACCAAACGTTGAAGCTGGGAATACAAAATACCCTCTAGCAAATTGCCCTATGCTATTTCCGGGCTTTTCTACAAACCCTACTTGCTTAGCAATTCCACTAGCTGTGGTAGTCGTTACTCCTTCCTTCGAACGTCCGTTGTTAGTATCACCTGCAGTAGTAGAGATAGTATGCACTTTACCAACATCAGCTTGAGTTGGTGTTCCAGTGTATTGTGCTTCATACACAATATCTGGATCAGTATATACATATGCTTTAATATCCGCAGAACCTAGTGTAGTAGTGCCTGATACAAATCTTTTTACGAATTGCACCTCACCACTTGTATCTTGGTATTCAGCTCCATAAAATACACCTAAAGGGGCATCTGTTGCACCACCCTGAAGAACATAACCACTTGTAAGTTTTACTACATCACCGGAGAAAATATCTCCTGAAGCTCCACTTTCAATTTTAAATTCAGAAGGTCTAATAGTGCCACCGCTTAGATGAAAGGCAGGAGTGAATCCATCAGGATCATTTACGTTTGCCATAATATATCACCATATTTTTATTAATTAATTTTACCCCTTCTTCAAACCACCAGATCCAAAAGTAACTTTACTTGATACCTTCGGTTTTTCGATAGGCATAAGATCATTACTTTCTCTCATCAAGTTTGTTTCAAGGGCTTCCATTTGATTTTCCGCAACACCTCTATAATAAGCATTACGTTCATCAGCAGTTTCTTCTGGTATTTTTGCTAAAACCAATCCACCTACACCAATTACTCCATCATTCCTTCCACCTTCAATAGTAGGTGCAACAAAATCAGGATGATCTTCGGATCTCACTGGTTCCCAACCTTCACGTATACGTTTACTCATATTAGTCTTATCCTCTTGTCCGAGTAAAGACTCTCTAAGCCAACGATGTTTATAACCTTCAGGTGCGGGAGGTGCCTCCAAAGTTGATGGGGGTGTCCATGGTTTTCTGCGAGAAGTTTTTTCTCGAGTTTCAGCAGTTCGTGGAGTGCGATCTGACATAATTATACTCCTTCTTTAACGTGTTTTGCATATTCTTCTAGGGGAACACCTAATCTTTTAGCAATAGCTACTTGAGAAGGAGTCAACCTAACCTTGCGTGAAGCCTTATTAGCTGATCTTGTAGGAGCAGCCACTGTGGGCTTTACGTTTACATTTGCATCAGAGCTGTCTGACGAAAACTTGTGAGGAAAAGATTCTTTCATTCTTTTATCTATTTCCTCATAATACTGGTCTGATTGTAGGTCATAACCTAAATCATATAAATCTTTATGAATACCAAATACAGCGTAAGTCATAACACTATCCTTACCAAACCATTCATGTTTTGCAGCCCATTCTTGAGCTCGTGGGTCTGGTGGTGGTTGTTGTGCTTGTTGTGTTTCAGCATTTAAATTTGGTATCTCTGTAATTTCTTCAGCATCTGGCTCAGAGTCTAATCGCTTTTTAACTTGCGATATGCTTTGTGCCTCAGCACTAAGTTTACCTATATCAGCGTTTGCAGTAGCCATTGCATCTGCATCACCATTTTCATAAGCTAACTTATATTGCTTTTTAGCTTGTTCTAATTGTGATTGTATACGACTTTCTGCCTCATTGACTAGTGTTGCGTCAGAATTTTTTAAATTACTTTTTAAAGTGTTGTTTTCTTTTAGAATGTTTTCTGCGTATTTGACAGCTTCTTCTTTCTGTCTTTCAGCTTCTCTCATTTTATAAGTCAGTTGACTTATACGTTTTTTAACACCTTCACTATAATCCTCAAGCTCGTCTTCAGACTTTGCTTCTGTTACTTGTTCTTCTTGAGGTTCTATTTCTTTTACAGAGTCTTTACCAACTTCGAACTCAACAGAATCATGTTGTTGTTCTTCATTAATAACATCTGCTTCACGGATGTCTACATCTTTATTTTCGACTTCGACAGTTAACTTTGGTTCTGCCATATTTTTTCCTATGCGTGGTGGACAACGTTTTCAGGATCTTTGATAACAGCTAAAACTTCATCATCATTTAACAATCGCATTTCGCCACCGTCAATTTTGATTCTAGCTCCGGCATATCTACCAAAGATAATCCAGTCGCCTTTTTTGCACCAAGCCCCACAAGGATACTTATCAGGATCGGTGTAAGCGTCAGGTCCGAGATCAACTACATACCCCACGTTAGTAGACAGTCTTTCTCTTTCAACCGTTTCTTTTGCTAATACTATACCACCTTTTGTCTTTTTAGCAATGGTGTAGGGCAAAATTAGTAATCTATAGCCTGTAGGCTTTGGAAGTTTTTCTACTTCTCTTTCGCAATCTTCTGGAGTAGTAATACCTTTATTATCGTCTTCTTCGACGGTTTTATTAGTTCTGTTTTTGAAATTTAATACTTGATCCGGTATTTTATTAGTCATCTATATCGTCCTTATTTTCTAGCAGGTCTTTAATAGTAAATTCAGCGAAACTTAGACCTGAAAGTTCGCCTACAATCCTTTGATACTGCTCATGATCCTGTATTGACCCCGATTTGAGCGTTTCAGTCAACTGTTCGTCCCTTTCTCTAATTAATTTTAAGAATTTACGAACAATATCAATATATTCCACTAATCTGGTTGTTTGTGGAACATTAAACCTTGCGTAGCTTTGCCGGTGCCTTTAGTTTTTGTTAGAATAGCCTTAACTTCTCTAACTCCAACGTTTACAGGACCACCTTGACGCATAAAACCCATTTTATTTCTTACACCTACGGGTAATTTGCGTAAACCGGCTCCTTTTTTACCTTCTGGTATTGGTTTCTTTGCCATTTTTACTCCTTTTTAGTTATTTTCTGGTAAATTTCTAGCTTGTTGAGCTTCTTTTGCTAATTCTACTATATCTTTTAAGCTTTGTTCTTCTTTTTCTATTAAATCTTGCTGTAAATTGACCGCTAAACGTGCATCTTGTCGTTTTTCTTCTGATTCAATACGTTTTTCGTCGGTTTCAGCTTGAATATTAGCTCTTTCTATCTCAGTTTGTGCTCTTAATTGTGCTTCAGCTTGTCGTAATTGTAGTTTTGCTTGCTCTAATTGCATTTGTGCTTGGAACATTTGCATTTGTGGGTCTACTTGTGCGTTTAATTGTGCCTGTCTTATAGCTTGATCTTTACCTGTTACTTGTTGTGTAGCTTGAACAGCTTGTTGTGCTATGGCATTTTGCACTTCCATAGGTAATGGTTGACCTTCGGGAGGTAATTCTATACCTTGTTGTGCTAATAATTGAGCAACTTCTAATCTATATTTCAATGCGAAGTGTTCTTGTATATGTGCTTGTAAAGCAGCAACTACTTGTTGATTAGCTTGAACGTTAGGGTTTTGTAAAAACGCAGTATGTGCAGCAATATGTGCATCATGATCTTGTTCTAAGAAAGCTTTTAGGGGTGTGCCCATCATAGCTTCTTGGTTTTCAGTTATAGGGTCTTTAGGAAACTGTTGTGCTTCTGGTTTTAATATATCATCTAAGTTTTTTACATCTAAAGCTATATACATATTTTTATATGCTTCCCGTAAATTATGTATTCCCGGAGCACTTTGTGCTAATTGTAGCTGTGTTTGAGCCATTGTAATTCTTTGTGAAGTAGAAAATATATTAGGATCACTTACAGGTATTACATCAACTTTTCTATCGAAGTCTTGTATAAAAACACTTCTTGAAGCACCTGCTACATCAAAAGGATATTCTTCAGGAATACTTTCGCTGAATACTCTAGCTAAAATTTTAAATTCTAATTTTTGTGCATAATGTAAACGTTTATGTATAGCAGACATAACTTTAGAACCACGTTCTAATAATGCTATCGTTGTGCCTACTGGTGCTTGTTGATTACTATCACCAACTTGCATATCAGCAATAGAAGCAAATCTTCTTCCGCTATCTACTAATACACCTAATAATTGTGCTAATGTTCCGCTAGGTTCTTTATAAGGTAGCGGCATAATGGCATCTCTTAATGTTCCTCCCGGAATATCTACGTCTCTAAACTCTCCCGGCTGTAAAGGTTCATCTAATTTACTAACATTCATACCTCTAGCTTTAAAACCTGCAGGTAAATTTGATAATGTGCCTGCGTCAATAAGCTGTCGTAAAATAGAAGTAGCTGATTGACTTAAGCCACCTATCATATGAATTAAACCAAAACCGTAAAAACCTAATCCCGGTAAAAATTTATAATGCACAAAATGTTGTATTTTACGTTTTAAAGGATCGTCTTCTCTATAGTTTTTACGTATAGATAAAATAGTATTAGTTTCACTTACGAAAGTTACTATATAAGGCAACGCTATACCTGTAGGATTACCTTCTTCATCTACATCTTCAAACCCTTCTAAATCTAGGTTTACATGCATTTCTAATAAAGTATATTCTTCATCCTCATTAATTCCAGATAAACCTTGTAGTTCATCCATTTTTTCTTGCACTTCTGTTTCTTCATAAGCTGGATCACTTAATTCAACATTTTTATAAAAACCATTTACTTGTAATTTACGTAAATCGTTATAAGGCATTTTAATTACGTGCGTTACTCTAGGGCTAGTCATTAAGTCAGTGGCATAATAAGGAACAACTAAATCCTCAGCCATAATAAATTTAGAACAAGCCCTAGCCATAGCAGGGTCGAAATAAACTTTTTTGAAAGCACTACCAGATAAAGGTAAGTAAAATAATAATTGATCCATATCTGGATCGTATTCTTCCATTACGTGCATTATTTGATAGTTCATAAATTCACGAACTCTTTCGGCTTGTTTAGCAATTTCGTTAGTCATGTCACCAACTACTTGCGTATTTACAGGTCCACCTGCAGGTAATAATTCTTTGTAAGCTTGTGCTTGGAACTGAGTAACGGCTTCTGCTAATAATGGGTGATGAACACCACTTGCACCTTGAAAAGGTTGTGTTCTTTCTTGATCGTATTTAATACCTAATAATTCGAGACCTTGAGTAAAAGCGTTATACCAATCTTCTCTAGAATCATAATCTTCTTGATAATGGTCGCTTAACGAAGAACATAAAGTATTTAAAATATCTTCCTCAATACTTTCTGCTAAATTATCACCAAAAGTAATACTTTCCATGCTTAGCTCATCTACATCAAGATCACCTATTTCTTTAATTAAAACTTCTAAATCTTGTGGTATTTCTTGTTGTGATTCATCAATCTCTATCTCTAGAGGTTCTTCAGTTTCAACTTGTTGTAGGTTTTCTTTTTCGATAGCCATTATTTTCTTTTAGGTGTTCTTTTCTTTTTTGGTGCTTTTACTACACTTAATCTTTTTTGATCTTTATTAATCTTTTCTAATTTTTTAGCTTGTGCTGCGTGTAGTCTACTAGCTTTTTTTAAACCTTTAATAATTTCGTTAAGGTCTTTAGTATAATGAGCCATAATTATTTTTTCTCCTTATCGTTATATAAGTTATCAAAAGTTATATCGGGATCCATATAACTATCATGTTCTTCTGCAGAATTTAAATATTGTGAAGGAGTAAAATCAGGTGCACCTTCTCCGGTAACCCAAAGTGCAGGACTTGTTGCTCTAACACGGTTATTAGGTAAAGCTACAAAATTACCTGTCCACTTCCCTGCGTCAGTTAAATATAATACATGACTTTGTTTATGTTGAGCCGGATCATCAGCTATATCGTTACCTGTATAATCTACAGTAAATAAATATTTGCCGGTATAAAATTCACTACCAATTTTACATTGCCAAGGGCTAGAACTTACTCTATCCATAACTACAACACTATGTTCACGTGATTCGCAATCCCAAGGTTGTGCTAAATGACTTTCCATACGTTCTCCCCATTGTTCTAATGGTATATCAGCAACTAATGCTTGTATAGGCATACGTGCCCACATCGCACCGCCATGAACACTTGTTTCTTGTTCATCGTCTAACTCTATCTCACAACCAGTAAAAACAACTTGAAAAGATAAAGATCTGTCAGGAATGGTATTTACCGCTATGGCAAGGGCATGAAGATATTCTCCATGGTAGTCTTGATGATTAGCTGTAAATTCCCTTCGCACCCAGCATTTAAAATGCGGGATGTTAGAAATTAAATAAGGCACTTTTTATCTTTTTTTACGTCCTATTTTTCTTTTTACTCCGCCACGTGATCTCATTTTGGATTTTTTAACTCCACCACGAGACCTCATTTTAGATTTTTTTACTCCGCCACCTACACGCATTTTAGACCTTTTTGGCATATTTATTCTCCTAATAATATACTCTGTTATTAAACGATGAAGGTTCTTCTTCATCAGCCCAATCGTTACTTAATCTTAAGAATCCCCCTTGCCTAAATCTCATCAAAGCTTGAGTCATACTATCAACTAAGTCGTCATGCTCTCCATTAGGAAAGTCATTAACTTCTTCTACAAGTTCTTCAGCCCAGTTTGTTTGAGGAACCCAAACTTTACCATCAGCTAAAATGGAACTTATTGAATTTACTCTTGCTACTTTATCTTGTCCTCGGCTAGGTGTAAAGTTAAAAATAGGAATTCCTACTGCCCTTAATTCTTGAGTTAAAGGTAAGCCACTAGCTTTCGCTTCAATAATGACAGAATCAGGTTGCCATTGTTTATAATATTTAATTGCAGCTTCTTTTAATTCAGGGAAATCAAACCGATCATGGAGGACATCTAGCAAAATAATATGGGCTTGTTTTCCGTCATAATATTCTTCCCCTATTTTTCCACTAGGATAAAAAATACCCCAAGTAGTTACTGCG